TAATTCGTAACACACCATCTTGAAACTCGTCTCTGCGTCTTCTACCTGTTTGCTCTAACGCAAATCCTTGTAATGCTGTATTATACTTGTCCTGATATAGTTTGTACATATCCATAGGTCCTTTTAAATATGCAAAGGCTTCTACTAAACAAGCGTATAATAATAATTCTGGTGCATTTTGACTAATATAAGTTGTTGTATTTGTTGAACTTAAATTATCTGGTGTATATACATAATCTAAAGTAACTGGATAATTACCATTTGGTATAGGGGCTACTTGAATAGCATTTTCTTTATACATTGAATAATATTTAGGAAAACCACTTGTCCCAGAACTATTATATTCAGTAATAAAAGTATCATCTCTAGGTTCTAAAGATATTTGAGCTGAAGAAGTGTTTGTTACAACAACAGATCTTACTATAAAAGCTCTTCTAACTGTTGTAGAACCTTCATCTGTATTATCATCTGGTAATAATAAATATTTGTTTCCAGAATTAAAACTTGATGTTGCGTATTCTCTTGAATAATCAGCATCTGCTTCTCTAAATATCCTATATTCAGAATTTTTAATAAATGTATCACAAATAGAATCAGTTAAAACTGAAGAATCTACTTCTGTATAATTTCTAATTTGTTGTAATAATTCTGTATATGTCATGTTATATTTATAGTTACATCACCAACATTAGAATAAGCTTGTCTTCTAGCATTGATTACATCACCACTAATTGCTGGTTGCATACTACCTGGATTTGTTGTTTCGTATTGTCCTGGCCAGTATTGTAAATCTAATTGTACTAAACATCCGCCCCCTGGAACAGTATCTGATCTAGCATTTTTAAGTCCTTGTGGATCTGCTTTATGGTGTCTTGGATCTAATTGAGGTTGTTTTGGTTCATATTCACTAAAATGTACCCACGAACCATTCCATTCTCTTTTCATTTCCACATATGGAAATTGCATTCCTGATCTATCAGAAATAGCCAGTGATCTTTTACCTCTAGAAAATGCCATTAGATTCCATCTCCAAAATAAGAATAAGGTGATATATAAGAACTTGTTCTTTGAGAATCTTCTTCTAAAGCTCTTTGTAATTCATCCTCATATATTAATTTTAATCCTTGAACTCTATCTGGAGCAACCTTTTGTCCTAGATAATAAGCAAGTCCTGAAATCATACATGGTAAAAATCTATAAGGTACGTTCGCTTGATTACTATATGCACCTGCATCTTGTATTCTACTAATATAGTAATATTTTAAATAAATATATTGAGCACAATCAGGTGTTAAATATAAACTAATAGTTGGATTAATCTGACGATTCACATAATATTGTGAAGGTTGTCCAGTTTGTCCTTTGTTAGGAAGAGCTGCATAAGCAGATCTATCTATTTTGTCTAAAGAAATATCATTCGTTGTTTCAGTTACAGTCAAAGCTGTAGAAACATAAGCTTCTAATACATCACTACAATCAGATGGTGTAGCATAAGTAGATGTACCAGCAGTAAGTAATTGTTCTTTAAGAACAACTTTCCAGAGATGAACTCCTCTATTTCCCCATTCAGAAAATAAAATGTTTAAACTTCTTCTTGCTGACTTTATATTGTATCCGCTGTTAGTTCTTACGCCACAACGTTCGTAGGCTTCTTCAATAATATCGTCTATGTCTAAATCGAATGATGTAGTTCCTGAAGTAGCCATTAGACATTATTTTTTCTTATTGTTTTTAGAAACTTTCTTAGCACTAAATCCTTTTAACATACCTGCAACTTTTGCTGGTGTGTTTTTTGGAATTATTCCTGCTTTTAAATATGTTTTCATTCCCATTTTAATATTCTCCAAAGTATTGTTTGTTAACTTGTATTGCTTTTTGACCTTTAACCATCATTTTACCAGTTTTAGCTTTAACAGGTTCATCCATGGCTTCTTGAATAGCCATTCCTCTCTTTTTTTCATAAGAAGAAAGCATGCCATCTTTATTTAAATCTGCTTTTGATGATAATTTTGCCATTACACCTTCTTTTGCCTTCATAGGTTTCATTTTACCACTTTTTGTTTCTTCATATCCCTTTTTTTCAAGCATAGTTTCTCTACCTTCCATAGCTTTTGATTCCATACCTTCATGTTTCATAGACTCATCTTTATATTTTTTAAATTTTTTCATAATATCTAAATATACCTCATTTTTGTCATGTTATATATACCACCATCTTTCATTTTTTTAGGTTTTTTAAGTATTGTTTTAACATTTGTTGGTTTTGGACCAACATTAGCTACAGATCTTTTTCTAATTACTGCCGATCTCTTCTGACTTTCTGTCATTCTTGCTGCTTTTGCTGCAGGAACACATTTTGGGTAACCTCTTTTTGATCCATTTGCTGATTTTCTTCCACATTCTTTGTAACCTCCTCCTTTTTTAGGGGCAGAAATATCTACCCAATTTTCATTAAACCATTTTGCAAGACCTCCTTGCTTTAAACCAAGATCAAAATAATATTGTCCAGTCTTTTCAAAATTATTTTCTTGTTTTAATTTTGCTTTTTCAGCAGTAATAATTCTTGCTGCTTCTTTAGATCCTACTCTTTTAGCAAGTTCTATTGTAGATTCTTCTTTATTTTTATCTTCTGACATTATTTTAATAAATCTCCATAGTAATTTTTTAAAGATTCATTAGAATAATTTTTATTATTCATTTCTACTTCTATAAATTTACCCATATAAGCACCTTTAGGTTTCCAATCTTTTCTTTTTTTGCCAGAAGGATCTTTTATTTTACCAGCACAAATTTTTGAAGCATATGCATTTGCATAAGCAGAAGGATATACTGCAAATTTTCTTTTTGCTGCTGATTTTCCTCTAGAACAAAGCTTTGTCATTTTATTTTTTTCTTTCTTTTTTTATATGCAAGCATGGCTTTAGATGGTTTTGCTCCACGAAGTTTTCCTTCTATTTGTTGAGGTATTTGTGATCTTCCTATTGGCATAATTAAACCATTGGTGAATATACAATTTTACCATTTACCTTATGTGCCTTCAAGTACTGCTTTCTATTACCATTTATTGAATAGCTACAATGAACCCATCCACTATTAGGTTCGTTTTCATTCCAAAACTCAAGTATACATTGATCATAATCAAAATTTTGTACAATAAAATCTGCAACATCTTTATTTGCTACACCAAATATTTCAAAATCTGCAGCTTGACCCTTAGTATGCTGACTCTTGGCAGAAGATCCTATAGCTTCGCAAAGTGCAACTGATCTATAACCAGAAGATATAGAAACAGGTAAACCATAATAATCTCTTAAAGGTTGTAATATTTTTTCACAAAGTATTTTTAAATTTTCTATATGTGTTTCGTTTGGAATATTTTCTATTCCAAGTCTTGTTGCTTCCTGAGACTTTGTTAATTCATTTAATGTAAAGCTTTTACTTAATTCCATTTTAATAAAAATATGTATAATATGTCCAAACAGCTATGTTGAAAAGTAATAGTGCTTCTATCATTTATTATTTCTTAATTTATTTATAACCTCAATAACATGTTTTTCATATTCTTTATTTGTAGAAAAACTATCTAATGCTTTTGCCATTCTTATTGGATCTCTATTAAACGACATATCTCTAGCTTTTCTAAATTCTGCATATACTTGTTTTGTATTCAAAATTTCTATGTAATATTTAACAGAATCACATTTAGTTTTAAACACTCTTACTCGCCATTCAATGTGATCTTGTTGTTTATATGGCAACATACCTTCTTTAGACCATACTCTTATACCAAATAAGTTGTTTCCTTCAATAGCAAAACGTGATGTTCCATAATTAGATTCAACAATAGCTTGAGCTACTATAAGTTCTGTATTTATATGTTTATTTGCAGGAATGTCAAAATTGAGGTAGGAAATGCACTTTTTAAGAGAGGTGATGAATTCTTGGTTGTTATGATATTCAAACCTTGGTGGACCAAACCCTAGACTTTTAGCCCAGGCGATAATGGCATTTTCAGTTTTCTTCTTGGCGACGGGGTTTGGAAAGAATGTACCTAATACAAACGCTAGAAGAGCTACTATCAAATATTTTACTATTATACTCTTTATTGTCATAACATTTACATTGATTTGAGAGACAGCATCCAACTGTCAGGTTGTTAATACAATTAATCTTGCTTAACTTCTTTGATTCTTTTAATACCATGTTTATCTACTTCCACAATGGCTTTTACTTCTTTACAACTCCATGAAGTAACATTTGGGTTACCATCACGTTCTACTTTTCTTTTTTGTTCTAAGCAATCTGCAACATTTGCTTTAGGAGAATATCCCTCTAATTTACCATTCATATACATTAATAATGCAAACACGACTTCTACCATTATTTACCTCTAAGTGCATCTAATTCTTTTTCTAATTTATCTATCTTCTTTTCAAGATGTTGAATTACAACTTTAGTATGAACATTCTCTTCTAATTGTTTTGTATGTTTTTCTATTGTTTTAGCTTGATACTCAATTAACATAAATAATTCTTGATTTTTAGGGGTTTGATCTGCTTTTTTAAGAAGATCTTGTGCCATTAACTTTTCATTAGTCTCTAATCTATTTAATCTTTCAACAATACCAAAATAAGTCCATACGGCTACAACAATAGCAGATACAATAGCAACTATATTTTTAATAGGTAGTGCTACACTTGTTTGGTCACTTAATTTAAATTCGCTACTCATTTATTTTTTCTCCTTATCTATTATATCATAAAAAAATTTATCTGTGTTATCTGTAATTAATCCTTTATTTTCAACATTCCAATATGTAGTTTGCACTTTATAGTCTGGTACAGATGATGAAGTAGTAAAGCTAGGGATACTCCACAGAATACGATTATTAGGCATAATTGCATAATTGCCGTTATCAAGAGCCAACACATGTCCACACTTATGTTGATCAGGCATTTCGGAATGTTCAGTATCCAGTATATTACTTTCTGGATGTGCCCAATCAATCGTAAATAAATATTCACCATGATAAAGTTTATTTTTAGTTTTACTAAAATATTTACAGCGTTGACCTTTTAAGAAATCAAAAACAGTAATACTAGGATAATAACTAAATGAATTCCATAGCTGAAGATCTTCGAGATCTTGATGTTCCATTTGTGTGCTATGCACATTACTGCCGATTCTTCTTTGAACAAAAGCAGAGATAGGAAGCCTCCAATATATTGCACCGTTGCTAAGTAAACAATGAAACAACGTTGCACGGCCGCTAATACTCCCCAAACCAAATACCACACAGTCTTCAGTTTCTCCTTGATGGTCTCGTAAGTCATATAAATATTCCTTTCTTATTTTACAATATATAGGGGGTATGTTAGCATTTAAATAAGACATTGCAAGGAATTAACATTTCCATCGTCTTCTTGCTTGTCTTAGTCTAGAATTAGGGTCTTTTGCAGCTCCTGGAAACATTTTCATTTGTCCAGCAGATCTTGCACAATATGATTTTCTTCTTTTAGCTGATTTACTTCCTGGTTTAACTTTACCAGTAACTGCTGTGGATAACTTTGAACCTGGGTTTTCTCTTTTATATCTTTCAACTCCAGCTTTGGTCATTCCAGCACCAGATTTTGTTGGTCTAAAATATTTTTTAGTTTTAGGTGGTTGTACATCTCCACCTCTAGCCATACTTTCTTTTTTTTCTTTATCTTTTTCTTCTGGTTTTTTTTGTATTACAGGTTGAAGGCCTGCCATGTAAGTTGCTTGTTTTGTTTGAGGAAATAAAGCTTCTCTTAAATATGCAGTTTGATAAGACCCAGGAAGTCCTCTTCCTACGCTACCATAAACTCCAGCAACTCCACCAAAAGACATTTTTTTAACAGCTTTACCTGTTCCACGCTTTTGAATACCGAAGCCAGCCATATTATTATTTATCTATAAATAAAGTAACAATTATTCCAGAATTATTAACTACGCCTATTCCGTCTACACAACCTACAGCATTATTAATGCTATATAAAACTCCATCTTCTGGAAGATTTAATGTAGATGTTTGTCCAGCTCCAACAGAACCTAATAAATAAACTTGTGTATTTGTGGATACACTAACAGTTGTAGCATTTGCTAAACCATTAATAACGACAGTACCTGATGTAGTCAAACCCTGTAAACTGTATGCTCTTAATCTTGTTCTTCCAGTAAAAGCAACTGCACTTGTTTGTGTATTTAAAATTACAATTGGTTTTACATCACTTTTAAAACTCATTTAAACTCCTTTTATTAAGAGCTCCCGAAGGAGCTCTTAAAATTAATTAATTATACCGCAGCACTAAATGGTGTAGCTACTATTCCTGTAGCACCAGATACTACATTAACTTTGTATCTGTTAGCTCCAATTACTGTAGCAGTAATAGTTGCTCCGCCTACTCCACCTTTAGTTGTTCCATCTAAAGTAATAGTGTCAGATGCAGTTACTGTACTAAATACTAATGCAGTAGTACCAGAGCCAAGAATGGCTGTTCCTACCATAGTATCAGAAGCATTTGCTACTTGCACTACAAAATTTCCTGTTACAGTTGTTGAAAGTACAAAACTATAAGTTGCACCATAGTTATTAGACTGATTTGGATCAGTTGGATCACTTGGTGTAGTTGTATTTACAGCTGGCAATGTGAAAGTTGCTGTAGCTGTGCTTGTGTAATAGATTTGTTTTCCAGCATAATTAGCAACATCTAAAGTTGCACCTACTGCTGTTGTTACTGAGTTTGATACTCCAGAACTAATAAAACCTGCTAATGATCTTACTGGTCCTGAAAACGTTGATTGTCCCATATTATTCTCCCGTATAGTGGTTAAGCTTTGTAGTCTCTATACAGTCTGTCTAGCCAGTCTACAAAACTATTATATCTAGATTATTTATGATTATAAAAGAAAAAGGGGCCAAAGTAAACCTTGGCCCCTTTTATGAAAAGACTTAATTATTAAGCCGCTCCTGGAGTTCCGAAAATTCCTCTAGGGTCAGACCAACCGAAGCTGTATCTTTCTCTAGCTTTGAATCTTACGTTACCAGTATCAAAATCGCCTTCAATAGCCGTTTTGATTGGACTTCTAACGAATTCTTTTAATCCGTTAGGAGCGTCTGTAATGATAAAGAATGCATCTGTGTCAGTTAAGAAGTGATTCACTCTGTAACCTTCTGGAATCATTCCCATATTTAACATTGCATTAATGTCATTATCAGATGTAGATGTTCTAAGTGGAGATCTTAATACTCTCTCAGCAGTAAATTGTAATTCTTTTGGAATAATCAATTTTCTACCTTGAAGAGCGATTTTTAAACCTCTCTCATCTACAAATCCTGCAATATCAATTAACGATTGTTCTAATGAAGTTTCGTTAAGATCCGCTGCAGTAGCTAAAATGTTTGAAAAAGTTGATCCATTAGCAAGAGGATGGTTACTAGCTAAAAGCTGAACTCCATCACCACCTGTGTAATTTGAATCAAAACCATTATTCAAAATATTAGCTGCGATTGTTTGTTTAGTTTGTGACATTGAACGAGCTAAAGCTCTAGTATATCTAGAAGCTAATCTATCGTACAAGTTATCTTCAATAGCTTCCTCAGTTATAGCAAATGCTAAAGCAATTGTTTGATGAGTGTATCTTGAAGTGTAGGCTTCAGAAGCTTGATCGAACTGCACTCCTGCACCTTCTTGTTTGATAGCAGCACCTGCGAAACCAGTTAACATTACTTCTTCTTCAAAAGCTCTGTCTGAAGATTCAGATGTAAAGATTTCTGTGTGCTCGTTGTCGTATCTGTTGTATTCCAGGCCGAATAGGGCATTCAATCCTGGCTCTAGTTCTTTAACTAGCTGTGAACGTGATATAGCCATAGTTTATTCTCCTATTATAGTCCTGAAGTAGCTGATCTATAGAAGTGGTTGTTAATTCTAACAAGCACGTTCGCATTAGATACAGCTGCATCGCTGTTAAGTACGTCGCCTGATATATCAATAGCTTGTACTAAGAATGTCGAAGCCGTTCCTGAATTCGCCATATCTAATTGTACATATGATATACCTGTTTTAGTATTTCCAGTCTCATTAGAGATTGAAAAGTTTTTAAAGATGTCAGCAACTGCAAAAACATCATTAGCATTCACTTCGAACACTGTGTCTGGTCCGTCAATTACGAAAGCGATAATATCGCTAGCAACTGTAGAACCTGGAAGATAATTCTTCCATGTTGGTTTTTGCGTTGTTGGATCTGTATAAAAACATCCATTGAAAACTCCCACAACAGGTGTAGATGAGTTAGCAATAGCTCTTCCAACGTTACCAGAAGCAAATGGGATCACCACGTCACCTTGATAAATGTTAGTAGAGTTATTGTTTGCTACTCTATATCTGTTTTGAGCGTTAATGAATGGACTACCGTTAAGTTGTCTACTTGGTCTAAGACCAAATTTTTCTGTTACGTTTGCCATTTATTTTATACTCCGTTTATTTATTTTAATTTACAGTAGTTGACTTTTGCCAAAAATTTATGACTTTCGTCCACCACCAAAAGTTACACGGGTCTGTCTATCAATATTGATAGGCATTCCTGGTCGTTGTTCCTTCATCAGATCAGCATCAATCGACTTAATTCTATCCTGAGTAATTCTTTTAAAATACTCGGAACGACTTTTGACAATCTCTTCAGGTATCCTTGCCAACACAAGGCCGCCAACCCCTACTAACCCAGCATATTTTCCCT